GTGTTGGCGTAAGTAGGTAAGTATGTACCGTCTGTATCTCTTAGTTTAACAGAAAATTTATAGCTTGATTTTTCTAAATCAACGGTATCGTTTTCGGTTAATGTTAACTGTGCAAGTCCTTTTGTTGCTGTATTAATTTCCAACACTTCTAGTTCTTTTTCCAGTAATAGTCGTTGATTAATAGCGTCAAACATTGAAAATACAAATGTTTGTGTATTAGAGATATTAATTCGTTTCTGGTCACTGTTCTTAAATTGAAATCTTATCTGATTTTTAATACCTTTTTGTATTGTTAAATTTCTTTGGTACATAACCTGATTGACTCCTAGTACAGTGGGATCCAAATCTAATATCACGTCAAGATTATTCTGGTATAAATAGATTGGTACATTTTGCATATTAGTATTTATCGACAATGACCACGCCAAAACCGTTTCAAACCAATTACCCTTTTATATCTTGTATAAAATCTAATGATATCGAGTACATAGGTATCATAATTAATTTTGATGATAATGTTGCCAGTATCTATGATATATCTGTTCTCAAATCGGACAGTGAAAAAAATTTATTTTTAGAAATGGGTGAAACCTGGTGGTGGGAAAGTAATCGTAAAATTCCAATAAACATATTTCTCAAAAAAGAAATGAATATTTTTAGGTATTCAATAAAAACTTTCAATGCCAAAGATGTTGAAGTTTTATTTGGGCCGGTTGTAAATCTAAGTGATATTTCTACTAAACGTATAAAAAGAAAATCTATACAATTAGTAAGAAATCCTAAGAAAAGTCGTAGCTAATTTTTTCGCAAATTAAGTTCATATGTACCACAATTGCTATGGCATAAGATATAGCGTGTGATTTTTTAAAACCGTAAGCACCATTAGGATCCGGGGTCCACACGTCTGTAAATACCTGTGACCAATCCAATCCTATCAAGTGCCTTTTTGCTGGACGTATTAGTGCCAGTACTGCTGCTAACTGTTCTATATTCCGGGGTTTCATTTTCCTCACTATCTCCCCATGTCCGTTTAGATGAAATAAGAGATTCACGAAGTCGTCTTGTTCCAAGAGGTCCCATAATGGTTCTGTCTCCATAAGTTGAATTAGATGTTCTTCGTTACGAACATCTTTATAGATATTTACATTTAAAAAATCAATCTTAAAATAACCTCGATCCTCTGCTTCTTTATAATCTATACTAGCATAACCTGTAATAGGATCTGTGGGAATTTGTTGACAATACACTCCTGTATTGTGCTTTTTAATGACATTGTTATCGATAATTGAAGCAGGAATATGTTTAATAATGTTCAATATTTTTGTTCTATCAAAAAAATCAATATCAATATCCATTTTTACAATTCTCCACTTTTTGCCAGTTTAAGCATCAAACTATAATGTTCGTATGCTTTCTTTACTGCCGGATACTTATTTTTTAAATATCGTTCTTCTTCTTTTTGTTGCATAATTGAATCAAAAATACCATAATGCCCTCGTTCGTTCATATGGTTAAAAACTTCGGCTTCAAATCTCGCAATGCGTTCTAATTCACTTTCAGCAATTTCTACAGTATATAGTTTTTCTGTTTCAAATCTAACAGTTTCTTCAAGAAGAAATTTATTATAATCTTCAGGAAATTGAAAAAGCGCGGTATTAAATCTAGTATGTCGATGTGCTCGTTTAGAATCGTTAATAATTCTAATTGAGTGAGCGTTTAGGAAGTTTTTTATGTCTGCGTCGATCATTCTATTCCAACCTCTTTACAAATTTCTTTTACCAATGCGACATCGGCAGGAGTTTCTTTAAATTTCTTTAGCCAATATTTGACATCAAATACTGGTGCAATCATTGCTAGCTGTTCGTCGTTCATTTTTTGAACCATGGCTTTTCCTGTTGAGCTATTTAATATAACCCAACAACTGATTTGTCCATTTGAAATATCGTGCACTGCTCGATTAAGGCTAACGTAGTTAAAATAATGTTCAAATTGTGCGTTATTTTCGTCGGCCCATTCCATCATGGTTTGGATTGTTCTTTGTACAGCGGATTCCACAGGCTCTGTTTTTAGTATATCATAAAGATATTTTTCGTAGAGTTTATCTTTACACCAATTATCTAATTTTTCTCCGCTTTTAATAACATAGTCAACAAATTTATCAGGATATAACGGATTAACGTTATTAACAAAACTACCAAATTTTACAAATGCATTATAATAGCTACTATCGGCAAATTCGTCATATGTCTTAGGTTTTTTAGCGTTTTGTGTTAATTGCCAGAATCTGTTATAGGCCATAAATCCGGCTTGTACACGTTTTTCATCTTTTTGCAAGGCGCGACGTTTACGCTCACACATATGAGCCACGAGTGTCTTCTCCTGCATAAATTTTTTATTGCAATGTATGCAAGTATATGGTTGTTCAACTAATGCAATCACTCGTATTCCTTACGTTGTTTTTTATCGAATCCCATTTTATCAAATAGTTCTTGGCAATCTTCTTTAGACATTATGCTTGCTAATAGTTTAACATCTTCTAGTTTATATGTTGGATAAATTTCAACCAATAGTTTTTCAATTTTATTTGCTTTTTCTTTTTTACCATTAGCAAGATATGGATGATATGCAGGAATTCCGGCGCCGGTTGCAGCAAATAATTTCCATAGTAATGGTTTATGATTTTTACTCAAAGTCCAATGATGTTTATTAACACATTCATTGGTCATCTCAACAAACCATTCTTGAATATCTCGATCACCCTGAACATTTGAGGTATATCTCATAAGAATATATGGACTAAATGCCTTACGTTCTTCATCGGTAAGATTGTTATAAAAATCGTAGTTTTTACAATCTACTGCATTGAGTTCACGTTTGATGTCAAGTTTTGCTATTGCCATTTAATCACCAAGCTTTAGTATAATCTATTAATTCGCTTTGTCTACTAACTTCTTTAACAAAATATACACACAAAGGTTCTGATCCGCTATGCAAAGGTGTGCATAATAGTTGACCTGATCTCATTTTAGGAAAGTACCATTTAACGTCTTGATATATATCAATAATATCAATATCTAAAAATTCTGGTCTAAAGCTGCTTATAGGGTTGAAACAAAATGTTTTAAATCCTCTATCGTTAAGACTAGTGATTGGTAGTACTTCCATTGACGGGCCTTCTGGGTCTCCGACTACTGCACACCAATCTAAGGGCATCGCAATTTCATTATCGCCAATTTGAAGTACAGCAGCAGGACCTGTAAAGCTCTCTAAAAAAATTAGTGGAATAAAAAAGTAGTCTGGATTTTGATTGTCGCTGTTGTCAAGTACAGCAAATCGAAAGTCATCGTTAATTTCTTCGGGTAGATCATTTAAGAAAAATGTTTTATTTTCAAGTGTGAGTATTTGCATTAATATTTTACCTTTTCTAGAGTAAAGGGGTATTTGGCCTCTTTATAGTATCTTTTTCTTTCTGTAAGATGTCGTTTAGCATACTTTGTGCTTGCTGTTAAATCCCAAATTTCTACATGGTCTTTATCTTCAGCTTTTCTAATACCTCGTCCAATACTTTGTATAACTCTAACAAAGCTTTTTCCGGGTTCCAAAAGAACCAGATTAAAAATGCGAGGGATATTAATACCCACAGCGGCCACACCATAAGTCGCCACAATAATCTTGTTATTAGCAGTTTTAATTTCGTCATATTCTTCTTTGCGATCTTTTGTTTTTACTTCGCCGCTAACAAAAACTGCATCGGGTAATAGATCGATAAGAAGTTTTCCTGAATCAATTCTATTAACAAGAACCAATGTATTGCCAGATTGGCTTATGTTGTTGATCATATTTCCTATATATTTCATACGATCTAGATCTGTTACTAAAAATTTTAGTTCTTCGGCATAGCCACTAAATTCTTTCCATTCTGCTGTTTGTATAATGTTTACATGGCAATTACTAAGCACACCTTTTTGTTGTAATTCGTGAGCACTAACGTGATTAACAACATCACCTAAACTTGCTCGTAATGCCTGATATTCAAAATCTTGCTTTGGAATAGTTCCAGTGAGTCCCCAACGTATTGGTGCATTAGCTAAATTTTGTGTAAGCAGTTTTTTTAGAACTTCGGCCTTGGCCATATGAACTTCGTCGACCATAACAGTTTTTACACCATCTAAAAATTCAGCTAATCTTAGTGCATCAATTTCGTTATCGTGTGATTTTTTGTCTAAAATATTCAAACTTTGCCAGGTACAAATAGTATGTGTTCTTGTTAGATCTTTTCTATCACCGTAGTAAACTCCAACATCTAATCCACAGTTAACAAAGTCTTCTTCAGTCTGTTCAACAAGACTTTTGTTAGGTACTATTGTAACAGTTTTTCCATATTTTTCGCAAATTTTTGCCAAAGTTGCGGTGGTAATGGTCTTACCAAACCCTGTGGCAATTTCTTGTAGACATTGCGGATTTTCTAAAAATTTATTGATAACCTCTACTTGGTCTTCGCGTAGTCTAATTGGTTGGCCTTCAAAACGATGACCTTTGGGCCAGCATTTTTCACCCCAAAAATCCTCAGAAATTTGCTGAAATTTCAGGTCATGAGTGATGCGTTTGTCGTCCAGTTCAATGTAGTAATTTTTTTCTTCAAGATACTCGAGCACCTGAGGAAGCATAGAAAGATATGTTGTTCCACCAAGACCGAAAAATGAAATAGAACCATCCCACCGACCTAGTTTAAATGATGGTCTGAACCGTGCAGTAGGGTCTTCGTACTTGAATTTACGTACAAGTGCTTTTCTGGTGTCGAGGTCGAGCCCAGAAATTTTACAATTCACTTCGTCAATAATAGTTACTTTGCAAGTTGTCATGACATTTGTTTAAGTTTGTTTGTATAGTCAAATGTTATAACATTTTGACAATTTTTAATAGCAGATCTCACGGTATAATGTGCGTTTACATATCCAAAATTTAATATTGAGTTAAATTTAACATTTTTCTTATATACAGGTTTTGGAATCTGTGATGAGACCACTATGAATTTAGTATTTTCAGTAATTGGGTTATTAAGATTTTGTTCTTTAACAAATGTATTGAAATTTTTATTTTTTTCAGTTGATGAATCGAGTCGAAACATCACACTTACGTCATCTTTTGAGTAATTTTGTTCGTTTATGTAGTCGCAGAATAGTTGTAATATTTCTAATTCATAATTTATAGGTACTACTACCAAACAAGGTAAAAGATTCTTAATAATTATGTCAAGTTCGT